GTACAGATCGCTGTGCCATTCGACAATCTACAAAGGTCACGCTACTTCGTCGCTCGAAAATTGCTAGAGCTTATTCAGCAGTTTTACACCGAGCCACGGGTATTCAGTATCACGACAGAAGGTATGAACTTCGAGCAGAAGGATGAAGAGCTGGCTATAAATCTTCTAACCGCTACTGGAGAAGTTGTTAACGATATTACTGTCGGTAAGTACGAAGTCACCCTTTCTACTATGCCTGCTAAAGACAGCTTCGAGGATTCGCAATTTGCAGAAGCACTGTCACTCAGGCAAGTCGGTGTGGCTATTCCTGATGATCGCATTATCGAATACAGCCACTTGGCTAAGAAGTTTGAACTTGCAGACGAGATTCGATCACTGACTGGTCGTGGCGAGATGACCGAAGAGCAGCTGATGCAGATGCAATTCCAGCAGGAGATGCAGGCTCGCATGATGGTTGCAGAAGTTGCGAAGGCAGAAGCTGAAGTAATGAAGATGGAAGCCGAGAGCATGAAGCTTGCTGCCGAAGCATCTATGGATCAGGGCGGTATTGACAGCCCAGCGATGCAAATGCGACGTGAAGAGCTTGAAGTTGAGCTTCAGAAGGCACGCGAACAGCTACAACTACGCCGTGATCTTGCCGCACTTAGCGCTCGAAGCCGTTATGACCAGTCAGTCCTCTCTACCAAAGGCAAAATTATCCAAGATCGTGCTGCACAAGCGGAAAAACGCCGCACGGAATTGGTTAAGGGCGAGCTAAATCGCCAAATGGAGCGGGAAAAACTCGCTTACCAGTCAAACGTTCAACAAAGGAACCCCCGAAATGAGTGAAAACACCGCTGAAGCCGTAGACCAAGAGGAAAATTATGCTGACTTTCTATTTGCAGGAAGCGATGGAAGCGCTAATGCGCAAGCTGAAGAAGTGGATAGAGGCGATTTCGTCGAGGAACCCACTCCGACACAGGACGAGACAGCCGAATCAGCCGAATCAGACCCCGAACCAGAGGCAGAAGTAGAGGAAACAGGCACTGAGACGCCTGAACCCGAAGAAATTGCCGCTGAAACCGAGGAAACTACTGATGAAACTACTGAAGAGGCGGTGCAAGAGGCCCAACCAGAGCGTAAAGAGCCTATCCAGATCCCGAAAAGCCGTCTGGATAAGGAAATTGCTCGAAAAAAGGCCCTGCAAAACCAAGTAGAAGAGCTTCAGAAGCGGATTCAGCAGCAAGAATCAGGTCAACCAGCTGAACAGGCTGAATTTTCGTTCGATCCCGGCGATGCACCTAAGCAAATGTTCGACAAGGTGCTCGAAGGCGACCTCGATTCTGCGAATCAGTTATTTGCAACAATGCTGCAAGACGCGGTAAAAGCTGGCGTACAAACTGCCACTCAGAACATAGATTCTCGTGTGCAGGACCAAGTTAGATCAGTTAATCGTGCCCAGACTGAGCAAGAAGTCGCAGAAGAACTCGAAAATACTTACGACTTCTTCAGATCTGGAAGCGAGACCTACGACCAAGGATTGGTAGATGAGGTGTTGGCAATCAGGGATGGGTTTATTGGAAGAGGATACGAGCCAGCAGATGCTATGCGGCAGGCTGCTGACTATGTAGTACGTGTAAACAGGCCAGAAACTATGCCACAGGCGCAAGAAGCAGAAACGGCAGCGCCAGAACCTGTTGCACAAACGAGAAACCCCGAGGCTGTGGAGAAAAACATAGCAGCCGCCAATCAACAGCCGCCCACACTACCAAAATCGTCACAGGGCACTAAACCTCCGGCAAGCGTGGATATCAACGCCCTGTCGGAAGATGAGTTCGCCGCTCTACCACAGGCGACTCTAGCTCGGTTACGTGGCGACTTTGTCTAGGCTGTTTTGCGTCGAGGGGGTCGGCGCAGGGACTGGGGGTTCGCCCCCGGTCCCAACCTATTCTAACTATTGAGGTATGCAGATGGCTTCAAAAGGACTTTACGCAAACATCCACGCTAAGCGGAAACGTATAAAAGCTGGATCTAATGAAAAGATGAGAAAGCCAGGTACGAAAGGCGCACCTACGGCTAAAGCATTCAAAAATTCTAAGAAAACTGCCAAGAAAAAGTAGGCAGTTTGAGAGTTGTTTACGTTATAGGTTTTACCTATAATATGTTGTACCTACGTGGGTTCTACGATAGTGCCATGCTGACGCCCAGCTAATAAGGCGGTTTTCTTCGGTTTCAGCTCCGTAAGGCTGACGTTCAGGTAAGGCCGAGACGTTATTACGGCCACGTGCAGACACTTAATTTAATGGAGACCCAAATGGCTCTTACTAATTTTGCTGCGCTAACCACGGAACAGAAAACCGCTTGGAGCCTCGACTTTTGGCGGATGGCCCGAAACAACAGTTTCATCAACCAGTTCGCTGGTTCTGGCCCTAACTCCATGGTTCAGCGTGTAACCGAACTTAAAAAATCTGAAAAAGGCGCTCGCGCCGTACTGACTTTGATCGCAGACCTCACTGGAGACGGTGTTGTGGGCGATTACACCTTGGAAGATAGCGAAGAAGCTATCACCAGCGCAGACAAAGTAATTCGCATCGACCAGATGAGAAATGCTAACCGTATCGCTGGCCGAGTTGCTGATCAGAAGTCCATTGTTAACTTCCGCGAAACTTCACGCGACGTATTGGCCTATTGGATGGCTGATCGTATGGACCAGATCGCTTTCTTGACGCTTTCAGGTGTTGCTTACACTTCTAAGAACAACGGCGGTGCTCGATCTGTTCTTGCTGCTGGTAAGAACCTGAGCGACCTTGAGTTTGCTGCTGACGTAGCTGCTCCTACTTCTAACCGTCACTACAAGTGGAACGGTACTGACATCATCGCAGGGGACACTGCTGCTGATGGTCACGCTCCGATTTCTTACAAGGCCCTCGTTCGAATGAAGGCTATTGCTAAGGATCAGTATGTACGAGGCATTCGTACTGGCGCTGGCGAAGAGGTTTATCACGTATTCGTGACTCCTCAAGTCATGGCTGACCTCAAGCTTGATTCAGACTACATCCAGAACGTACGTAACGCTGGACCTCGTGGTGCTAAGAACGAACTGTTCGCAGGGACTTCAAGCGTCATGGTTGACGGTCTGGTAGTTCACGAATTCCGTCACGTCTACAACACTACTGGCCTTGCTGGTGGTTCTAAGTGGGGCGCGACTGGAACCGAGAACGGTTGCCGCGTATTGATGTGTGGTGCTCAGGCTATGGGTATGGCAGACATTGGTGCTCCGTACTACGACGAAGATATGTTCGACTATGAGAACCAGATGGGTATCTCTGTCGGCAAAATGCTTGGTTTCTTGAAGCCTCAGTTCAACAGCATCTACACCGGACAAGATGAAGACTTTGGTGTCTTCTGTCTGGATGTACTTCAGTAAATCGCTTTAGCGAGTAGTTGAGGCCCTACCAATCTACGCAGGTAGGGCCTCACCCCCAACTAGGAGTTATTGATGAAACTGGTAAGCGATAAAGACATTCGAGTAGCCACACTGTCAGGACGTATGACCTGGCTACGTGCTGGTGAACCCAAGGAACTCTTACAAGAGGATCTGATCAACGCGGCATTAGGCATGGGCGCAAGAGCAGCTGATGCTCCCCCTACTCCTGAGCCAGTCCCAGAACCTGTAGAAGAACCTAATGACCTACAAAAGCAAGTTGTCGATGCAGTACGCACAGTTTATGAAACTGGAGATCGTGCTGACCTTGCTTCTGATGGTACGCCTCGCATGTCTGTATTGAAAAAATTAGTCCCAGAAGCAACCGCTGAAATGAGGGAAGCAGCTATGCGCGAGGTCTCTCAAAGCTAATGGCAGAGAAGAAGCGAGATCCAAAATTAGCAAGGGCTGGAGTTACAGGATACAACAAGCCCAAGCGAACACCATCGCACCCTAAGAAAAGCCACGTTGTTGTGGCGAAAGTTGGGGATACGACAAAGCTCATTAGGTTCGGACAGCAAGGCGTGAAAGGCGCTGGAAAGAATCCGAAGAGCGAAAAAGATAAAGCTCGCCGTAAGTCATTTTATGCAAGGCACCGTGCACAGGATGCCAAACCCTCCAAGCTCAGCGCTCGCTATTGGGCCATGAAAACCAAATGGTGATGCTCAAGGAGAGCTAAAACATGTCAGGAACAATCCTAGGGTCAGAGATTATCTCGAAAGCCCGTCGAATTCTTCAGGACACCACTACGGGCGGTACTCGTTGGCTCGATGATGAGCTTCTCGGGTGGATCAACGATGCCCAGCGTGAAATCGTTCTGATTAAACCAAACTCAAATTCTCTCGTTGCAGATGCAGTTACTGTTCAGGGATCAAAGCAAGCACTTCCTTCTGGTGGGTTAACACTGTTAGCGGTAATTCGAAACACAGATGGCCCTGCTATCCGTCGAATCGACCGTAACATTATGGATTCTGAAAACCCCAACTGGTATGAAGATACCGAGTCGGATACCACGATCCATTACATCTTTGACGAAGATAACCCAGACACGTATTACGTTTACCCACCTAAGCCTGCAACGCCTAGCACGATTGAGCTATCGTACTCTGGTGCACCACAGGATTTGGTGAACACGGGTGCGTCTATTGCCTTAAATGATATTTATGCAAATGTCATTTTGGACTACGTGCTTTATCGTGCTTACTCCAAGGACAGCGATTACGCTGGTAACGCACAACGTGCAGCGAACCACTACACCGCGTTTAACAACAGCCTCGGCAATCGCGTACAGGTTGAGCAAATTGCAACGCCTAACGTAGATCAATCTGGTCGTTGGGATACGACCCGAGCGATGCGGTAATGGCAGACTTTTCGGACTTTGTACCAGAAGTCCTTAGCGCAGCACCCGACTGCCCTAACCCAACGATTATTCGTTCTGTTAGGACCGCAGTTCGGGAACTGTGCGAACAGGCCGATTGCTATCGTTACACGCTAGACGACTCTGCTGTCAGAGTTGGCGTGAGCGAGATCGAGCTTGATCTTCCCTCAAATACTTCATTACACCGTGTCATCAAACTGTCAATCGGGCGGCAAGACCTAGAGGCAGCTTCAGTGACGTTAATGAACGACAGAGACCCAGAATGGCGCACTCGCAATGGTGCGCCTCGTTTTTATCTGAGGTCTACAGAAGAGTTAAACGGGATCGTGATCAATCCTATTCCAGAGATTGAATACACAAACCCAGGACTCATTGGGGAAGTGGCGTTAAAGCCAACACTAACGGCAACATCGATCAGTGATGTTTTTGTAGACAGGTACTACCAAGTTATTGTCGACGGGGCGATTAAGAATCTGCTTATGATCTCTAGCGCACCTTGGTTTAACCCAGGTATTGCTAGTGCGCATCAAGCGGCGTTTGCTGCTGGCATTATGAGCGCGAAATCCCAAGCCCAAGGTGACAACACCCCCAAACGAAGGGTAGTTGCTTATGGAGGTATATAAAGCCACGGAAGAAGATCTCTGGAACTTAGTAGCGGCTGGCGAGGTGATGCACACCGAAAGCCCTGTTTTTAGAGATGTACCTTTCGTGAAGCAAGAAGCGGCAGCTTTCATCTATTCCCATATCCACGATGAAAATAAATGCTGCTTCGTCGCTCAGAACGAGCAAGGCATGGTTGGCGCAATACTGGGCATGTACGCACCAGTATTTTTTGGTTTAGAGCTACACGCTCACGAAGAAACGCTTTACTGCCTACCAGATGAACGCGGCACACACGCAGGTTCAGCGCTTATGAAAGCGTTTGTCGAGTGGGCTGAAGAGAACGGTTGTAAGAGAGTCTGGACAGGTTCGAGTACGGGCATCAACACGTACGCATACGTACAGATAGTCCAGAACCTCGGTTTTGAACATTCAGGACAGGTGTACTACAGAGATGGGCGATCTAACGAGAAATCTGAGTAGAAGCGAATTTGCGTGTAAGTGCGGGTGCGGGTTTTCTTCAGCTGACCATCAGCTTGTAGAAATTCTGCAAGAAGTTAGGGACAGGTTCGAAGTAGTAAAAGGCAAAGCCTTACCTGTTGTTATTACGAGCGGGAATCGGTGCGCTGAACACAACGCAAAAGTAGGCGGCGCTCCTAAAAGTAAACATACGCTTGGAATCGCCGTAGATTTTATGATTCCTGAAGTAGAGCCTTCTGAGATTTTTGACCATCTCAATGGCGTATTCCCAGATCAATACGGACTGATTTTGTACCCTGGCTGGGTGCATTTTGATGTTCGCGCAGAAAAATATAGGGGTTAACTATATGTGTGGAGGACCTAAGCCCAAAGACCCAGGGCCATCAGCACAAGAGGTCGCTTTAGCTGCGGTTAGTCAAGATGACTATAATCGCTGGGTACAACGCGGAATGCCCCTCGAACGGCAGGCAGTTGCACGAGCACGTGACCCCAATGTGCTTCGAGCGCAACAATCTATCTTAGGTGGACGTTCTTCTGCCGACATTGCACAGCAGGAAGTAGGTGCACAGTACGCAGCTCGTCAAGCGGCACTCCGCTCTGGTGCTGGACTTCGTAGCAATTCAAACATGATCCCGATGACACAAACGTCAGCGGTTGCGAATGTATCGCAGGCCAAAGCAGCGACTCGTGCAGCAGTCGACGCTAGGCAGATCCAAGACCGAGCAAAAATTACCGCCCTTCAATCAGGCGCAGGACTTGCCCAAAACCAGTACAGCGGTTTGATGGCAGCAGCACGTCGCGGTAACTCAAGAAACCTTACTGACATTTCCAACGAGTC